CATAATGTTGTCCTGATTTTGCTTCAACCTCAATGAATCCTTCCTTGACATAAATATCTGTTAGTTCTTTTGCGTCATTCAAAGCATTTGCGCTGTAAAAATCATAATCAGGAATTTCAACATCCTTATTGTAAAACTGGTCTTGTTTTGGCAAAATATTATTTATAGCCGTTCCTCCATAACAAATTAACTTCTTATTGCGAATAAAGTTTTCAACAATGGTAATGATTCGTTTAATTTCCGGTGAATTTGCTGTTTTTCGCCCCTGTCGTTCTTCGGCTTTGTCCACTGCACTACGAAGAATTGCCAATTCACAGTCTTCAAACTTCATGGTTTTATCACAAATTTCTTTTTTCATTATATATAATAGTCTTAATATATAATGATAATAATTATTTTTGTAAAATAAAATATTGTATAAATTATTTTATCAAAATGCGTCTAAAATAAATGTTATAGATTAAATATTATATATTATATTAGATTAAATATTAAAACTGAAGTAATCAGAACTAACTGTGCGTGGCGCATACGATAATGCTGGGTCTTGTGGTGGCGGTGTCGGAACAGTTACAGGTGTATATCGTAGTGCCAATGGCTTCAAAACAAACGCACTATTATTTTCATCAAAGAATGCTTCGTTTTCCTCAATATTTGAATCGACATATGAATAACGCATTGCTAACATTTGACACCCTGTCTCTCGTAAAACAATGGAACTAGGATTACTTGGATTTGAACCAGGATTTGGAATACCAATTGTCATACATAACCTATTGTATTGTATTAACTCATTTATATCTGAATTGTATTTAATATCATCAAATGTTAGTTCTCTCATAAATAATGAATTACTTGTCATATTTACATACTCGTAGAATTCTTGGCACTCTAAAAACGACAAATTACTTCTATCTACAATAATCGAAATTTTACCCATTAATGCGGACAATGGTGTCGCACCATAATTGGTTATAGCGTTATTTTTCATATTTTCAAAACTATACGATTTACCCATCAATATATCTGAATATTTTTCAAAAATCTTCGCAAAATTCTTATACATCTTTTGATTTTCGCTCTTGATGCGCAAGTGGAAAATAATTGGGTCGGCTGGGTTTGGCGCACCAGAAGATGAAAACGCATTATTCACTACAGCCGCCATAATATCGCTAAATTTAATGTAATTAAATGTCTCTTTTATACAATAATTGTCGGAAGTGCTAGTTGCGACTACTGGGTTGTCATCAATGGAGTAAATCTCAAAATCCAAACCTCTTGTACCTTGCTTTAATATGTCTGTTAATGTACACATGGATACATAATCATTTGTATAATTGCCACCGCTACAACAATTGTAAGCCGTTTTAATATAATAATCTCTAAAATTGCTTTGAAATTTAGGTTGCGTAGTATTTATAGAGATAATATTTGTATTTAGGTCACCGTAAACACCGTCCATTAGCTGGCAATTTCGTGTAAGCATATTATCAGCCATATTTACATATATTGTAATGCCAATTATTAATCCAAGTATGCCACCAATAATTGCGCCCATTTTGTCCATTAGACCTTGACCTAAAACACTAAACATTATTGTCATTATAATTATGAGTGCTATTCCACCAAAATTGCCCGTTCCAGTATAATAAAAATAATACAGAAATGCGATAACTATTATTGCTAGTGTTAGCATGGTTAATAATGTAATTGACGTGGTTTCTGACATATCTTTCATTCCTTTCATAGCATCTTGTATATTTTGTTGTGACTTGGCTACTATATCTGTTGTATTTGTTGTATTTGTTGGAATTACTGACATCTTTTATATATTACTCTATAAATATATTTTTTTTTTAAATGTAATAAAATATTATAAGCAAAATATAAATATAAACTAATAATTAGTTAAAAAAATAATATGATACTATTATAACAACTAAAATGCCAGGAGGACTTATGAATCTAGTATCAATTGGACAGCAAAATATTATTCTAAATGGAAACCCATCAAAAACATTTTTTAAATCTACTTATGCGCAATATACAAACTTTGGGCTACAAAAGTTCCGTGTTGACTTTGATGGCTCTAAAACACTGCGCCTATCTGAACCATCGACATTTACATTTAAAATTCCAAGATATGCCGACTTGCTCATGGATTGTTACTTAACTATAGCAATGCCCAATATCTGGAGTCCAATTATGCCGCCACAAACTGTTGCTCAATCTGATGGCACTACTACATATACTGATTGGGCTCCATACGAATTCAAATGGATTGATAATTTAGGCGCCAAAATGATTTCAAAGGTAAGTATTGTTTGCGGCAACTATACACTCCAGGAGTATTCTGGTGACTATTTATTGGCAGCTGTTCAGCGCGACTTTACCGGTGTTAAAAAAGATTTATTTGGTGAAATGTCTGGAAATACGCCTGAAATGAATAATCCTGGTAATTCAGGCTCACGTGTCAACTCGTATCCTAACGCATTTTATACGCCTGATTTAGCTGGTCCTGAACCGTCAATTCGCGGCCGCATTTTATATGTTCCTCTAAATAGTTGGTTTGGACTCAAGTCACAAATGGCGTTCCCATTGACATCATTACAATACAATGAACTACAAATTGTTGTCACGCTTAGACCTATTAGTGAACTATTTCAAATCCGTGATGTATTTGATACGACATATAATTATCCATACATTGCGCCTAATTTTAATTTGTGGTATATGCAGTTCTATCGCTTCTTACAACCGCCACCTGATATTGAACTTGGAATAACATCCTATACTGATACTAGAACCTTATGGAATGCCGATGTTCATTTGAATTGTACATATTGCTTCTTATCCAATGAAGAAGAGCGTCTATTTGCCCTGGAAGAACAGAAATATTTAATAAAACAGGTAAGAGAACAGCGATTTTTCAACGTTACTGGTCCAAATAAAGTATCACTTGATTCAATTGGCATGATATCTAATTGGCTATTCTATTTTCAAAGAAGTGATGTTAATTTAAGAAATGAATGGTCAAATTACACAAATTGGCCGTATAACTATATGCCTCTTGATGTTGTTCAAGCGTCGTCTGGTGGCGATTTCGTAATTTATAGAACGGATGCCAGTGGCAACCAAATCCCATTTTATATTGGTCCCGGCGTTAATCCAAGTGGCAATTTAACGGGTCTATTAATTACATCAAATTATTCGCCTGAAAATGACAAGATGATATTGGTAGCAATGGGTGTTTTGTTAGATGGGTCTTATAGAGAGAATATTCAAGCAGCAGGTATATATAATTATATTGAAAAATACACCAGAACTACCGGTAATGCGCCTCCAGGTCTCTATTGCTACAATTTTAGTATTAATTCAAATCTTTCAGATTTACAACCATCGGGCGCAATGAATATGAACCGATTTAGTAATATAGAGTTGGAATTTACGACAATTATACCACCGCTAGATCCTTTAGCACAGAGTTTATCAATTTGCGACCCACAAACAGGCCAAGTAATTGCGGTTAATAAACCAACATGGCGCATCTATGATTACAATTTTAATCTAACATTGTTTGAAGAGCGCATTAATATTGTCAACTTTATTGGTGGAAACGTGGGTCTAATGTATGCGACATAATTTTAAAACAATAATAAACATTTTTATTATTTTAATTATTTTAATTTATACAATTGGATATAAATTAAAATACAATTAAAATACAATTAATATAAAGATATAATTAATATTATAGATTATGAGTTTTGACAACCAATTATTAGAAAAATATAATGTAAAATTATATAGTGCGGAATATACAACATATGATATAATTAATGATTTTCTAAAAAATAATCAAAACGAACAACCTTTTTATATTATTGATATAGGAGAAATTATTAAATTATATGAAAAATGGATAAGCATCTTTCCAAATATTAAGCCATATTATGCTGTAAAATGTAATCCGAATCCAGTATTATTAGATGTGTTGGCTTGCTTAGGAACTTATTTTGATTGCGCGTCTGAAAATGAATTGAAATCTGTTATTGAACTAACAAATGACCCAAATAGAATTATATTTGCGAACCCTTGTAAAATGTCTTCTCAAATTAAATATGCCAGAGCAAATGATGTAGATATGATGACGTTTGATTGCGAAGAGGAATTATATAAAATCAGATTATACCATCCTTATGCTAAATTGATATTAAGATTAGCCGTTGATGACAGTCAAAGTTTATGTAAATTTAATAGTAAATTTGGCTGTAAAATAGAAAATATTGAAAAACTGATTAATCTAATGAATGTATTACAATTAAAACTAATTGGGTTTAGTTTTCATGTAGGTAGTGGTTGTAAAAGCGTTGACAGTTATTACAACGCTATTAAAACTTGTAAATGTGCCTACGATTTAGCAATGAAAAATAACATAAATATAACTATTATAGATATTGGTGGAGGTTTTCCTGGAATTTATACAGAAAATAGTATAAATATTGAAGAAATATCTGAAAAGATAAATCAAGCACAACAGGATTTCTTTAGTAAAGAAATTGAAGAAGATAAAATACAATTTATTGCTGAGCCTGGCCGTTATTTTGTTGAAAAATCTCATACACTAGTATTGAATGTAATTGGTAAAAAACGTGAAACATATATTAATGAAGATACACAAGAAACAGAAGAAATTGTTATTTATTATTTAAATGATGGTGTATATGGCTCATTTAATTGTATTTATTTTGACCATAAAAAACCAATTGTATTGCCTTTTAATGAACGAAATGAAAACAAATTATATAAAAGCAAAATATTTGGCCCAACATGCGACAGTATTGATTTAATTACAAAAGAAATTATGTTGCCTGAATTGGCAATTGGTGAATGGGTTTATGTTGAGAATTTTGGCGCTTATACAACTGCGGCAAGTTCATCCTTTAATGGATTTATTACAACAGATTATAAATATATATTACGCAATTAGTGTTTATATATGTGTATATAATACGCAAATTATAGTAATAAATAATATTATTATAATTATCTAGTAATTATAATAGTATTTGAATTTTTTGTCAATAACGCAAATTTTTGTCATTGGGTGGTTTCGAACCACCTCCTCTGGACTCGTTAGTATGCTCCCATTACACTACAAATGGGTAGTTTCGATCTACCTCCTCTAATACTGCCAGTACGCTCCCATTACGCTACAATGACTCGTTTGATATGTGCCCCGCCGTCGCACACATCTGTCATAGACTTCACTATGTCCCGATCAACCATATCAATGACTTTTTACCCTGTGGGATTTATTATCATTAATCCAATTAATCACCTAAATGATTTATTATCATTACTCTGATATATGCCCCATTCGTCTTTTACAAGACTTTTCCTTCGCACATATCCATCGCTTATAACCTTCGTTGCGTTGCCTAATGTCATTGGATGGTTTCGATCCACCTCCCCCGACGCTGAAGTTGCCAGTACGCTCCCATTACGCTACAATGACTCGATTTGATAAGTGCCCCCCTTCGTCTTTAACAAGACTTTTCCTTCGCACATATCCGTCACAGACTTCACTGTGTCCATCTTCCTAATATATCATTGGGTTGTTTCGATCAACCGTCCTTCTGGTTATGAGCCAGACGCGCTTCCTCTGCGCCACAATGATTTGATACGCCCCACCTTCCGCGTATAGACATGTCGCAACCTTACCACCTTTTTACATTTTTCAATG